AATACCACCAACTTAAATATGAAAAAATATAAAATTTTACAAGATACAATGGCTGGCGGTTCTAAAGTTCATGCTGGTGACGTAATAGAATTACCTGAGCATGAAGGTCATGCTTTATGTGGTTATGGAAAAGCTGAAGTACATACAGCTAAACCTAAAGCAAAAAAAGAAGATAGAAGCGTAGGTTTAGAAACTTCAAACACAAAAGCTCCTAAGACTAGAGCTAAAAAGTAAATCATGCCTTTAGAGAGTGCATTAGATTTTAACGCCTATGTTGATACCACAACAGGTCATGGTGTTACTGCCACTTTCTTTGAAGTCCAATCTTCACTATGGGATTCAAGACAAGGATTAATTGATACTTGGTTTGATATTGATTCAGGAGATGCCTATAGTGTTAATATCATAATAGACCAAGAATATTTCAATATAGAAGGTGGTACTGTTCCTGTTGCTGGCTATCAACCAAGAGCAATAATTAAATCATCTGATGTACCCTATATATCTCAAGAAGATAGATTAATTGTTGATGCAATAACAACTGATAAAGGTAATGTTTTAAAAGCACAAACAGCATTTACTGTTAGGTCAGTAGAACCTGATAATACAGGTTTAGTTTCTTTGGTGTTAGAGGAAGAATAATGTCTCAATTTAGATTAGAAACTGAATTAGATATGGCTGGATATTTAGATATTAATTTTGGTCATGGGGTTTCTGCTGTTTATACAAATTCAGGTACTTCTACAACAATTAATATTATTCTAAATAATGAATATGTAGAACAAGAAGAAGGCATTGGTGTTGAAGCATTAAAACCAATAGCCTATTGCAGAACTATAGATGTGCCAAATATTGCATTTGGAAATAGATTAGATGTATCTGCAATTAAAGATACAAATGGTAATATACTCAAAGCAGCACAAAGTTATACTGTTGTTAATATACAGGCAGATAGAACAGGTTTTAGTGCATTAATGTTAGAGGAAATATAATGGCAAATCATGTAAGACAACAAATAAGAGAAAAGTTTGGTACTACTTTAACTGGTTTAACTACAACTGGTTCAAGAGTTTATGAGTCTAGGGTTTATCCATTAGAAACAGTACCAGCATTAGTTATCTATACTAAGTCAGAAACATCTGAACCAATAGTTATAGGTACTGATAGAGTTATGAGTAGAGAATTGTCAGTGGTAGTAGAAGGATATGCAAAAGCTACTAGTGACTTTGATGATACTATTGATACAATATCAAAAGAAGTTGAAGAAGCAATAGCAGCAGACAGAACTTTAGATGGATTAGCTAAAGATTGCTATTTAGAATCAACAGAAATAGAGTTTAATGGTGAAGGTGAGAAACCACTAGGATATGTGAGTTTAACCTTTTTAACTAATTACTATGTTCAGGAAACTAATCCTGATGTAGCAGTATAGGAGACAAATTATGAAATTAATTAGTCCAAATGGTAAAAGTTCTGTAATAGCTCACCCTACTCAGGTTGAGTCAATGAAGAAAAAGGGCTGGAAAGAAGAAGCAGTCCATTCGCAAGATAAAATTAAACCTTCTTCTAAGAAAAAGTCGAAAGACGAGGTAGAAAATGGCAACACATAAAGGAAGTGAAGGAACTGTAAAAGTCGGTTCTAATGCTGTAGCTGAAATTAGGTCTTACTCAATAGAAGAATCTGCTGATACTTTAGAAGATACTTCAATGGGTGATTCTGCTAGAACGTATAAACCATCATTGACTTCTTTCTCAGGAAGTTTAGATGTATTTTGGGATGAGACTGATACTTCAGGTCAAGGTGCTTTAACCATTGGCTCAGAAGTAACTCTTAATGTATATCCTGAAGGAGATACAGCAGGTGATACTTATTATACTGGTTCAGCTATTGTTACTGGTGTTTCAAGAAGTGCATCATTTGATGGATTGGTTGAAGCAAGTGTTTCAGTACAAGGTACTGGTGCATTAACATCAACAACAGTATAAGAATATGAAACTTATAGATAAGGCTAAAGCTCATTTTGACTCATTAGATGTCAAAGAGATAGAGATACCTGAGTGGAGTGATGGAGATGAGGTTCTTAAAGTATATGCAAAGCCATTAACGCTAGCAGAAATGTCTAAATTGCAACGATATGCAAAAGATGATGATGTAGCATTGATGGCTTATTGCTTAATATATAAAGCCTTAGATTCTGATGGTGAAAAAGTATTTGACCTATCGGATAAACATACACTTATGAATGGTGTAGATAAAGATGTGCTTGCAAGAGTTGCAACTGAAATCATGTCATCACCAAGTGTAGAACAACAAGCAAAAAAGTAACAGAGGATAAGGACTTATTTGCTAAATACTATCTAGCTGAAATGTTGCATTGCACACTTCAAGAGCTAGAAGAAAAGATGACCTTATCCGAGTTTACAGGATGGTTAGCATACTTAGAGGAAAAGAATAGGCAAATAAAAAATGGCAACTGATTATAAATTAAGAATTACAGCCCAAGATAAAAGTAAGAAGGGTTTTAATTCAGTTAATAAAAACATTAACAGCACACAAAATGCTATGAAAAAACTAGCTGGTGCTTTTGCTGGTGTTTTTGCTGTTAGACAAATTGTGCAATTTGGAAATGAAGCATTACAGTTGGCTGATAATATTGGTAAAACTGCTGATAGTTTAAAAGTATCAACAGAATTTTTACAAAAATATCAATTTGCTGCTGGTCAGTCAGGAATGTCAACTGAAGAATTTAATAAAAGTATGATGGTCTTCTCAAAACTTGTTGGTCAAGCTAGTATTAGAACATCTGAGGTAGGAAGAACTCTTGAGAAATTTGGTATACAAATAAAAAATGCTAATGGTGAAAGCAGGGCTGTTGAAGATGTTTTCTTAGATTTAATGAAAGCATTAGATGGTGTTGAAAATGCTTTTGAAAGAAATGCAATTTTAGCAGATGTTTTTGGTAGGGCTGGTTTAAAAATGTCAGTTCTAATGAAGGATGGCTCTGAAGCTATGAAAGATTTGGCTGAATCTGCTGATGGCATAATGACTGAAGAAACCATAAGAAAAGCAGAAGCATTTAATGACACTATGGCAAGACTAAAAAGACAAGTTCTTGAGCCATTGCAAAGTGCTTTTATTAACACATCAAAAGCTATTCTTGATTTTGCAGAAGCCATGGGTTTAATTAAACCTGATTTGTTTACTAAAAGTACAAAAGAGCTAAATACTGCTTTAAATGAACAAAAAGATATTTTAGATAGGTTGTTATTGACTCGAGAGGGTATGAATAAAAGTAATTATCGAGGCTTAGCACAAACTGATAGACAAATACAAAAGGCTGAAGAAGAAATTGCATTATTAAACAAGGCATTAGAACAAAGAAAAAAACAAGCTGAAATTGCAGCAAAATTAAAAGTAAATACAGATGAAAATAATGCTTCTGAAAATAAGCTAAATAACACAATAAAAGAAAGTATTTTAATCACAAAAGATTTTGCAGATACAGTAGAGGGTCAACTGACAAATGCATTTACAAATTTCTTTGATATAGCAAGTCAACAATTTTTAGATTTTAAAGATTTAGCAACATCTATAACAAGAGCAATAATAAATGAATTAATAAATGTTTTTATTATTCAAAAAGCTGTAGGTATGGTTAAAGGTAAAATTGGCGATATACAAAGTGCAATCGAGTACAACAAATTAACTGATGGCGATACTTTATTCCAATCTAGTAACGAAGGTGGTGGTTTTACAGGCATGGGGGTAAGAGCAGGTGGTATAGATGGAAGAGGTGGATTCCCAGCTATATTACATCCTAATGAAACTGTTATTGACCATACTAAAGGACAAGGTATGGGAGCTACAGTCAACTTTAATATATCAACAGTAGATGCTGCTGGATTTGACCAGTTACTAGCATCAAGAAAAGGATTGATAACATCAATCATAAACAACGCCATGAACAATCAAGGCAAGATGGGAGTCGTATAATGTCAGGACAATTTCCAACATCTCCTAATTTTAGAAGTTTAAATTTTAAAGATAATAGACCTACTTTATTAAATCAGACTTTATCAGGTAGAAAAACAGCAAGACAAATAGGTAGTCAATATTTTTCTTTTACAGTGCAAATGCCACCCTTACAACAAGAAAAGGCTCAAGAGGTATTTGCATTTTTACAAAAACAAAAAGGTTCTTTTGGGGACTTTACTATAGTTGCACCACTAGATAATTTAGGTGCAGGCAAAGATGAAACAGACATATTGGTAAATGGTACATTTGCAGCAGGAGACGCTTCTATTGATTTAGATGGTTTTACAGCTAATCAATCAGGTGCTTTAAAGGCAGGTGATTTAATTAAGTTTGCAAGTCATAGTAAAGTTTATATGGTGCGAGATACTGCTGACTCATTATCAGCAGGTGAAATGACATTAACTATAGAACCAAATCTAGTAGCATCTCTAGCAGATAATGAAGCTGTTACTGTAAATAAACCTAGCTTTACTGTATATTTAGAAAATAACGAAATTATGTATTCAACAGATGCTAGTGGTTTTTATAGTATTTCATTTGATGTTAGAGAGGTTATTATCTAATGCCTAGAAGTTTATCTACTGAATTACAAGCTCAAGTATCATCAACAGCAACTAAAACAGCTTTTCTAGTTGAGCTAAATTTATCATCTACTATCAGATTAACTGATTGGTATTCTAATGTTACTTATGATTCTAATTCTTATGAAGCTGGTGGTTCTTTTTTACAAGTTGATTCAACAACTGAGACGGGTCAATTAGAAGTAGACGAAATAAATTTAGGTTTTTCAAATGTTACTGACCAAGTTAGGTCTTTGGTTCAAGATGGTGCTTTTACAGATAAAACTGTAGATATTTATTTAGCATATTTTAATACTGATGAAACTATTGTAGGTGCTATTAATTATTTTACAGGTCAAATAAGAAATGTAGCTATATCAGAAAGTATTGATAATTCTGTTTTGACAATGATTGTTGCTTCACATTGGTCAAACTGGAATCTAACTAAAGGCAGACATTTTTCTGATGAATCACAACAAGGATTTAGTGGTGGAGATAAAGGAATGGAATTTGCTACTCAAGTTAAACAAGATGTTAGATGGGGTAGATAATGTTTAGTTTTTTTAAAGCAGTTGGTCAAGCAATTTGGAATACTATTCAAGCTATAGGTTATGGAACTTTTAAAGTTACTTGGTCGCAAGCATTAAGTTTAGCAACTTTAGCAGTTGGTGTTAAAGGTTTTATGCAAGCAAAACAAATGCTTGCTAAAGGTCAAGATATTTTGGCTAATAAAACTTCTGCTGGTGGAAAGATTCCTGTTATATATGGTACAAGAAGGGTTGGTGCTCAGATTGTCTATATGGATGTAAATGCTAATGATTCAAGAGATTTATATGTAGTCTATGCTTTATCAGTTGGTGAAGTAGATGAAATTATTGGTAAAACCATTGAGCTAGATGGAAACCGCCTAACTGATTCAGCTAGATTTAGAGATGGCGGTTATATAGGTTCAGATAAAATATCTTCAGGTTCAGGCTCATTAAATACAGTTTCACAAAATGGTACTGGTATTGATGCTGGTGCTGGTCAATTTGGAACTAGTCCTACATCTAAATATAGATATGTTATGAACCTACATCATGGAGCTGCAACACAAACAGCAGACCCTATGCTTGTTGCATCTATGCCTAATTGGACTTCAGCACATAAACTAAATGGTATTTGTTATATAGCTGCACACTATGGCTATGACAAAGAGGGTATTTGGTCAGGAGTGCCACAACTAACAGTACAAGTAAGGGGTAAAAAAGTTTATGACCCTAGAAGTGGTGAAACAGCTTTTACAGATAGCACTGGTAAGGTTATTGGTGATAACCCAGCCTTATGTTTTTTAGATTACATAACTAATGATGAATATGGTAAGGGTTTAACAACATCACAAATAAACATGACCACTTTTGGTGCTGCTGCTACTGTATGTGAAACCCAAGTTGACCAGCCTTACTTTAACGGAACAGCCAAATCACTAACGTGGAGTGGTACTGCTGGAGATGATTTTATTACTATTGGTGGTTCATCTGCTAATGAAGAATGGTATCAGAATAAAATAGCTGAATTAATAGATTTGTTTGATGCTAATGGTAACAATGTATTAGATGGTCTTGAAATTAAAGAAATACAAAGAACAAACTATTTTGGCTCAACAGAAAATTTTAGGATATTTTTTAATGGAACATTAGGCTCTACTTATTCTCCACAAACAGGTACTTCATTATTAAAAGTTAAAAGATTTCAATGCAATGGTTATTTAGATACAAATAAAAATGTCATGGAAAATGCTAAAGAGCTTCTTGCAAATATGAGAGGTATCTTTTTATATATAAATGGTAAGTATGAGCTATCAATAGAAGATACAGGTTCTTCATCATTTAGTATTACTGATAATCATATTATTGCTGATGCTGGTATATCAGTTGACTATGGAAACAAAGATAAAAAAGCAAACAAAGTTATTGTTGAATTCTTTAATGCTAATAAAAAATACGAATTAGATACAGCTACAGTTTTACATGATGCTACTCCTGAATATTACTCAGATGATGGTGATGAGATATTAGAAATAAAAGCTGAGTTTCCTTATATAACCGACTCTTACATAGCTTACAACATGGGTAAGGCAATTTTAACTAGAAGCAGAAATCAAACAACTATGCAGTTCTTAGGAACTCCTGAGATGTATAAACTTAATGTAGGAGACATAGTAGATTTAACTTATGCAGGTTTAGGATTCTCAGGTAAGATTTGTAGAGTTGAAGCATTAGAATTACAACCTAATGGTTTAGTTGCAGTTAGCTTAATAGAATACTTTGATGTTTATACATGGGAAGTACCACCTCAAGAACCAGTAGAAGAATTATCTAATCTACCTTCTGCTTATGCAGTTAAAGCTCCAACTAATATTACTTTTACTGATACTGATTCAAGTTCTACAGGCAGACCATTTTTATCTTGGGATGAACCAACAGATTTTCCTAATTATCAATACAGGGTCAATATTGTAGATAGTTCTAGCAATCAAGTAAAAAATACTATTGTTGATGTTACAAATTGTGATTTAAACTTTGTACCTACAGGTTCTTATGTTGCTAGTGTTAGCTCACTTAATACTTTAGGCTCAGAATCATCTGCAGCTACTTTACCCTTTAGT